CACATTATATTAATTACTTTAGATACGGTTAGTAAATAATCACTTAGTCTAGCACCTAATGCTTCTGAAATACCCCAAACCTCACTCAACTCTAAATCAATACGTTCTAATGTTTCTAAACGCTTTTCGGGTGCAATTAACTTCTCAAAATTATCAAATATTTGTTTGATATACTGTCTATCTTGTTTATGCGGCGAAGTTGCGAATTTTGAGATATATTCATAAGGACTCATATCAAAATTCGGCAATAAAATAATATCTGGAACTGGAATACGTGGAATACGAGACGGTTCTTTTAAATCATAAAATTCTGCTGATTCACCTACTTTAATCGTATTTAAACGGCAAGACTCAACAAAGTCCGCCGGAAGATAGTTAAAATAGCTCTTGATTTCTTCCCAAGTCATCATATGACTATATTTATAGAAATCTTCAACTTCTCTTTCACCATCGCCAGTATTCAAAATAACTTTAAAAATATCAAAATCCTTCTCACTAAGATAATGAGAATCGGTTGCGATAATAAAGTTATATTTATCTTTATAGCGATTATACATGAATGTGTTATATTCAATCTGTTCTTTATATTTTGATGGTGCCAATTCCACGAAGAAATTTTCATGACCAAAAACATCTGCCATTCTTTGCAGATGACTATCAATCATTTCATAATCTTCTCTAAAATAGAATACACCCGGGGCACCACCTAAACATGCTGTAGTCGCAATTATATGACCACGATTAGGAATAACTAATTCTTGAAAGTCTGCACCAATATTATATCTGCGTTGGATAGCCATATAATATGCTCTATCCCAGGCTTTACTAGAAAGCTCACGAATTTGTTTATGACCAATTTTATCTTTTGCAACAAGAACCATATGATAAAACTTTTCACCCTTTTGATGTGTTTCTTTTGTAAGGTCGCCGCGAGCAAGATAAATTTCATTACCTAACATTAATCTAAAGTCTTTAACCTTTTGTTTTTCTTCTTCTGTCTCTGCCTTATCAATCATTGATTTATAATGTTGAATTGCTCGTACATGAGACGAAACGGACTCGTGGTCAGTAATTGCGAGTCCTTTTAATCCTATTTTAAATGCGTAATCAATCAAGTCTTCCGTTTTATTAATGCTATCCATAAAACCACAAGAAGCATTAGAAAAATCAGTGTGATTGTGGAATGAGTAATAACTCATGGTTAAGTCTCCTTTTCTATATAATAATTATACCATACTTTGAGACAAAAATAAAGTTCTAGTAAGCATATCTGTTTTTGAGATACCGTAAACTTTGTGAACTAGTGCTAATAAAGCACCAATTCTCGCCGCGTCGCTTGTTAAGCTCATAATGTTTGAATTACGACCTGCAAGAGTTCTAAACAAATCTTTCTCTTGAGTCATGTCTGCCATTTGGTATGTATTATTAAAAACAGGAATTTGGCTCGACATATTGTCTTCTTTTGCAATAAAGTAGTATAATGCGTATTCTACCATTTGAGGATCTTTTAAACCCTCAGTGGCGTAATTAAAAAGAAACAAGTGTGTATAGTAGTTAAAAAATAGTTTGGCTAAATCTTTATCTACGTCTTTCGCCGCAGCTTTGATAGAGCGGAAAAGCTCCTTATCTCTATCAACTTCTGCGAATACATTTCCTAGTCCTTCAATCATAATAAGTCTCCTGCGTCAAGTTCTTCAATATTCATATGATCAATAATGATTTGAGTGCTTGTTCTTCCGTTAAATTCGTTCAACTGCGAACGTCCTAAGATTGTTGCTTTAATAATTGGGAACTGCATATTATAATTAATTGTTTCAACCCATTCTGCACTTTTGAATTTCATGAAGTTAATACCACCATACGAAATTTTAACCGTGTCTTGATTCTTACCAATAACATAGAAGTTAGATGGTTGTAACACAAGCTCAAAAGCGAACATTGGTTGCGGGATTCCATTACCATAAAGTGCAATATTTTTAGCAAATTCGTATAATACTGTAGTATCAAGATCGCTATTGTTAAATACGTAATCTACTTCTATAGTATCTGTACCGAAGTCTACGTTACTTAAAGTCTTATTGGCATATTCTACTAATGCTGGTACATCATCTTCTTTAAGCCCAGTACCAAAGGCCATATCATGCATGAGGTCTTGCCTCACTGACTATCTCTTACACCTACAAGGTGCACATCCGTTTCGGTTTTCAGTAGCTTCGTTTCCTAAAACTACGGTATGTATTAATAATACCCCTACGAGCCTATTAGGGCTCTAGTCGATACAGGTTATTCATGTTTATAGTTTCTACCTTTTCTAATTGGGTAGTCTATATTAGGATTAAAATAGTTATCACCGTTATTAATGGCTGTAATAGCGGTTCGGGTTCTGTTAAAAAGTTTTCCGATATCTTTTTGAGTAATTTCGGTATTTTGTAAATACCAAATAATTGCCTCTAATTCCTCTTGTTCTAAACGATTTTTTCTACGTATAGGGTAGGTTTCATTTAGTACCGACCAAGCTTCTCCAGTATTAATTCTGTATATTTGGTCTATACTTATATTATATTGAGATGCAATTTCTCTTATAAAGATCTCGTTTTTCGCTAATAAAACTTTAATTTCATTAACATCTTTCCACGACAATTTAGCTAAAGGGTGATTTTCTGCAGTGGGGTGAGGCGGTTCTGAACCTCCGTCTATCATATTATAACCTTTATCGGTTAAAGTTTGGTAGTGTTCAATCCAATATTTTTCTCTTTCCTCCCATACTGAATCTTCGCATTGTTCTATAACAATAAATTCAAAGTTTTCAATACCATATTTTCTCATCGCCTTGTACAAAAGCTTAGTTTGATCTTTTAGATACTCTCTGAAGTGATCTGATTTTCTTACTACAGGATTATTTGTTTTACCCACATAAATTTTGCCATTAGTATTATTAACTATTTTATAAATAAACATATTTCCTCCATGAATCTTCCCACGGGATTGGGCGCATTACCGTTCCCCGTTAGCATATATTTCTATATACCCCTACCAATAAGTAGGAAAAGATGTGTTAGGGCCATTTTGTTAACCCTGTGCATAGTCTACAATACCGCTGTTATTTAAAAACTCTTTGAAAGATAAGAACCCATCTGCTTTCTTACCTCTTCCGGAACCCCTGTAGTACCATACTCCATCTTGTTGCACTGGGCGTAAGATTAAAGTAGGTCTATTATATTTTTGTAAAATTTTCATTGCGACTAAACCTGTTAAAGATTTAGGCACGTCGTTTATATCTTTCTTATCCGTTTTGTAAACAATAACTTGATTCTCATAAAGTTTTTCTCGGTCAATTACATCGCAAATTCGTTCCATTGTTTTTAATGTAATACGATTTTGTTTTTCTTTAATGTTATAGCTTTCACGAGCAACCCTATCATAGAGGTTTTCCTCAATAAGAGCACCACGCCATTCACGACTGTAAATTTCGGTTGAGTTGTTATTGATAAAAGCTTCAAACAATTGGCTCTTTTCAGAAATCGAACCCATACGAATTGTTCCGTTAATAACAGGAGTTACGTAGAATACAATATCAATAATTGTCGGCGCAGAGGTCGAAGTTACTGAATAAGATTGTTTTGCCAATAAAGCTTTAAACATTTTATTTTGAATGGATTTTAACCCTTTTTTAATGATAAAATTATTATCAAGTTCGGTAATTAACATCATATCAGAAAGAATTCCAAGCATCGCCAAATCGACGTATTGTTCTGGGTTGCCGACTTTATGGGTGCGGTGATAAGCTTGAATAAATTTATAAGTCATTCCTGCACCACTTAAACTCTTATTAGCAAATTTATCAGAAATCTGATTATTAACTATTGCGACATTATTGTGGTAAAAGATACTACCTTGGTCAACTAAGTGATGGTCGATAACAAGAACATCTACATTACGACCAACTAACTCTTCTATCTCATCATATTGATTACTACCGGCATCTGGTATAATTACTAACGCAGTTCCGAATGGAACCTGTGATACCACTACACCATGCTCTTTTTCAGCATGCACATAGTACTCAATATTAGCATCAGGATTAATATCTTTAATATACGAGTAAATGATTGCGGCGGAAGTATACCCATCTACGTCGCTATCTACTACAAGGAAGATATCGCTATCACGAGTAATATGTTTATGTAATAGTGCAACTGCCTTCTCCATATCTGTCAAAAGAAATGGGCTTAATTCGTCTTCTGGTTGCGGCGATTCAAGAAAGCTGGTGTACTTTCGTACACCTAGCCTTTCCAAATAGTCCCGCATATAACTATCGCTTCCAAGAACGATAGGATTCTGTTTTAGTTTGTATTGAAACATGTGCCTCCTATATATAGTATCTATACTTAAATAGCTCTTCAAATACTGCTCTACCTCTATCTATCGGCGCATCTTTCAATCCCAATAGATTACCATAATCAAACATCACAGAAGTGGTAAAATATACGCCCAATCTTTTTGCAATATCATTATAGTGAGCTTGAACCTTCATTTGGTCCGCTGAATTATCATAATCCTTATCGAAGGCTAATATGACTTGTTTTACTCCTAAGTCTTGGAGAATCTGTATTTGTTCGTTACTAACTTTATTTCCACAAGTAGCAACGGAGAAATTATTTTCATGCCCAAAGAATGAGCTAAACTTTAATACCGACTTTTCTGATTCAAACAGAATAACTGTTTTACTCTTTTCAATTACTGCGCGGTTTTCGTATAATCCGTATAAATTTCCGCGCAATGGGTGGGATAGAGTTACACCATTCCAAGTAATAGGCATATATTTTACATTTGAATATTCCGACATAAATCGTCCACGAATACCAATAACATTACCCTCTTTGTCTCGGTGAGGAATAATAATAATTAAATTTGAAACATCATATTTTATATTAAACGCTTGAAGTGCTTCAACAGAGATGCCTTCTTTAATCCAAGGTTCTAAATACTTTTCATTAAATGTAAAATTACTTAAAATATCGTTTTGCAATCCAGTGTAAGACATACGTGGAATCGTTGTTTGATTAATTTTATTTAAGTAATCAATAGCTTCCTTTTCTTCAACTTTATCTGGATTTTGCTCTACATTATTTGATGGGTCTAAACCTACGATACGAATCGCTTGTGGCAAGTTACATTCATTATCTCTTAGTTCTTCCATCTTTTGAATTAATTCAAATATATCAAAGACAGCATCACATTCAGTATAACATTTAAATATGTGGCTATCTTTGTAATAATATAACTTATGACTACCACCCTCTATGTTATGACAACAAGTAGGGTACTGTATATACAACTGATTTTCATGAACATAATTAACACCATACTTCTCTAAAATTTCTTTGATTTGTTCTGGAGTTAAGCTTTCGCGCATATCTTTAATTTCCATTTAAAAGATCCTCCAAAAGTATAGTGTGTTGTTTTTGTGTTAATTGTTCATAATTCGTTTTCAAATTGTAATAACTATCTGTCATAAATAAATCTATAACACGACAAGTACCATAATCAAAATGTCTAAAGATTTTGATTTCTGTTAACTCGCCACGACGATTCTTATAAACATCGGTAACCATATTAGGTAAATACTTAGGTTGCAACTCCTCAATTAAACTTTGAACGCTATTTAGTTCTTCTGCGTCAATTTTTACAGATATACTACCTACGTCAATTTTGTCTACAACTGCACGAGAACCACGAATTAAGTTAGCATTACGAACAGTTGTTTTTTGCCACTCACTATTTAGTTGTGTTGAACTCATAATAAATACTTGATGTTCAACCGCAATTTCTTTTAATGTATTTGATAACATCATGAGTACAACGTCTTCACGAATACGTAAATCACGGAACTCACTTAATAATGCGGGGCTACTAAAAATATAGTCATAGAAGATAAAATTAATTTCTTCTTTGTAAATGTGCTTAATTATTTTTGTACGCACAATCGCAATAGATGGGTCAGGTATCCATTCAATTATAAAGTTTCCTGAATATTTTTTAATAATTTTCGCCGCACTTTGAAGTCTTTGTTCCTCTTCATTTGTAAACGTACCCAATAAAATCTTACCCTCATTTACTCCACTAATGTTTGCCAAAAGTAAAGTTTGAATTTCTGTTGGGTCTTGTTCAGTTGCGACAAAAAGAACACGATGATAATGCTCTTTCAAAACCACATTTCCATCAATATCTAATTTAGGAAATGCTAGACCTGCGGCGTGACCGACCATGATACGAGTTTTACCATGCCCGGATGCGGCAGAATTCAAATAAAATTTTCCATAACGTCCACCACGCACAGCATAGTTATAAATATCGCCATCTAAAAACTCACCAACTTCAGGTGTTTCCTTAAACATATTAATTATATTTTCGATATTATCTGATGCGTCTTGTGCGGTTGCTCGTTTCTTACTTATATATCGGTCTTCAATAGTATTTATATTCTCTTTTACTTTTGATATAATATCGTCAGCACTTAACTGTTCAAATTCTTCATTAACTTTACTGTTAAAAAGTGCATCTTTATCGTAGAAGTTCTTGGTATCTATTCCAACTTCTTCTAGGTCTCTTAAAATTGTAAACTTTTTTACTCGGTTATAATGAGATTCAAACATTTTGGTATCGGGTCTGCCAACTGCTTCGCATACCGAAATTAAGGCTTGGATACCACTGTTTTCATTATATACACGATACTGTTCTGGGAACCGCATTAAATAACTGTCCACATCTTGCGGCGTTATCTTCTCAATTCCTTGTGAAGCCATGTTATGAATGACACTAAAAATTATTTGGTTTCGCTTACTATGAAAGTCACCAGGACTTAATACATATCCTTCATCTTGCATTAAGAGAGGTAAGTTTAGTAGCGAACCTATGACAAAGTTTTCCGACTGTCTATCGTATAATCCTGAATTAGAGTTCACTTATGTCTATGTCTCTCCTTATTTTAATACGCTCTTGCGGCGATACTTCTCTTGAGGGTATATCTGCACTTGCTTGGGCTTGTGCTCTCTGCTCTTCCTGTCTTAGGCGTATGTCCTCATAATATTGATTAGCTTGTTTATACACGTGAGGTACTAATCCGATGCCATAGGTAGAGACATCTTTTTTGTCTCTACCCTGTACATCGTATAGAAAGTATACTGCTCGCGCAATATCTTTATAGGTTAGACCCTCTTTAACAAACTTATCTATTTGTCTAAGGACCATTTGAGAAAGAGTTCCGAGCAATTCTGTTAAAAGCTCTATTAACTCTTTTCTACTCATTAAACGCCTTCTTTAATTTCGATTAATGTTTCCTTTAATGCGGCGAGTTGGTCATAATTCAAAGCAGTTGCTTCGGAAATTCTAACCCCTTTCATAATAGTCGTAACTGCAGAAGTCGCCGCAGCTTTTATATCAGCAGATACTGTTTCGCCATTGAGTAATTCTGTTGCGATAGCTAATACTTGTTCTTTTAATTTCTCAAAAGGTAGTCCAATAGAGGCTTCAACGTGGTGGTTAATAACTTCTTCAGTTACCGAACCTTTGTTTTCTTCCTCGTGCGTATTAATAGCTTTTACAATTTCATTTTCAAGATTTTCAAAAGTAAATTCAAAACGTGGAGCCAAGTGACGAGCACGTGTCTTACTTTCGATTTGAGATGGCAACTTAGAATACGCATATACTGTAATTTCGTCTGGGTTGGTATCTTTTGGCTCTTTTTGTAAGAATAGAATAAAGTCTACAAGAGCAATAACTGCTTCACGAGGTTTCTTATCCATCATTGGTAATGCTGATGTAATAGCACCACTATCATTATCTCTCTTGGTATCTGAGTGAGCAATAAATACAATACCGTAACCCATTTGAGCTATAGAACTAATTTGTCTACTAAATTCTTTCTTAAACTTAACCCACCCTTGTCCCCAAGGAATAGCACTAAGTTCTTCTACTCCATTTGTATCTAAGATATATTTCATACACATATCTGTTAACAATCCTACTGTATCAACAACAATAGTTTGATATTTTTCTTTTACTTCTGGTCGTTTCAATTCTCTAACAACATTACGGAAGTCTCCCCAACTTGTAATATTAGCCGCATGGACACCTGGAATAAGTGAGTATCCAATTTCGGTTGCTAACAATAACGAACCGGGGAACATTGCTGCGACAGAGGTTTTTCTAGTTGAAGGGTCGCCATAAAATAAGAAATACTTTCCGGCTACGCCTTTACTAACTACATTTGGTTTAATATCTAATAAATCCATTTTTCCTCCTATTGATGATAAAGGGGAGTATTTCTACTCCCCTGGTTTTTGTTTCTAACTATTAAAGCAAGCTTTGGTTTGTCTTAGTTGTTGAAGCTAAAGGCTTGTTTGTTGTGGCTGTTGCACCAGATTTATCGCTAGTCTTAGCGGCTTCTTCAACACGACGATCGTCTGCTGCGTCACCTGCTAATAATTTTTCGACATCTGCTGGCTCGTAAACACCACTTTCTACTGACGAACCGCTTGTGATAATTAAGTTACTGATGTTTCTTTGGAAAGTACGAGTGATTGGTTTACCAAAATCAACTTGTTCTTCACGAGTTTCCGTGATGATGTCATAGTCTAACTCACCAGAAACCTTAACGGTTTTACCTGCTGTGTATTCTGATGCGATATAGTTTACTGCTTGACGGTTGTTTGGATCGACCATAAAGCCTATAACTTCTGCGCGGGAATTGTCATAAGTAGCTTGTGCTAATTGAATACCGTATCCTGTTAATTCGCCCTCACGATTGTGAATTTCTTTTAACCCCTCTTTAACGAAGCCGCTGAATACAAAATCTGCACGATCTGATTCACCTTGATTTACGTTATTGATAAAGTTTAATTTTAAGCGTTTGCCTTTGGCAAGTTGACCACTATTGGTATTCCAGAACTTATTAGATTCAATGCTACCTTGTATGCTGATTCTTTGTCCTTGTCGAAGGGATTCAAGTTGTCCATACAATTTGCGTGGTTTACCATCTTTGTTATTAACTGCGCCTGTGAAAAAAGTAATAGGGATATTCATTGGTTTTGGTTGAGAGACTTTGATTACAAGGTCGCCGCGAATGTATGCGCCTACCTTTGCTGATGTGTCTTTGATAATGTTAAGTGATTCAATTGTTCCGATAATAAATACTTGGTTGTCTCTTGTGTTCATATTTGTAAGTCTCCTTTTCTTGTAATAAAACAGTGAAGAAGAGAGCCTCACGGCTCTCTTTGCGTACATAAAGTACAATATGTTTTAGTTTAAATTATTCAGCTTTGATAGAATAATCTAAAGCTGCGCCATCTTCGGTAACCCAGTAACGAGTCAATTCCTTAGTAACAGCTACGCCTTCAGCATTAACAGCTGAGACTTCTGCTTTTTCTTTGTCTACTAATCCACGTTTGACCAAGTGAGTCATCAATGGGCTAACTGACTTAGCACCCTTTTCAAATAATTCAGGACGTGCTTCAGCGATGTCTGCTGCGAACATCTTCGCACCTGTTTCACGAAGAATTTCGATAACCCCTGCTTGCTTAACTGTCAATAAACTTTGTTTGTTGTCTTCCATTTAATTTGTTCCTCCTTTTAAATGTTTTGCGACAAGATGAAGATAATCATCATTGTGTAAACCGTTTGTTTACTGGATAATTATACCTCAAATTTACCATAAAATCAAATTTTCAAGAAGAAAGTTTTTATGAAAAATTTCGACCAAATTATTTCATTTGCTTTTCTTCTTTACACTATAATTATATCAAATATTTAAGAAAATGTCAATTTTCCCCTAGACGCAAACTACGCTGGCAAGCTTGGAGCTAAAGACTTTTGCGCCTGCCGCAGTTTTGCCTTTTATAGCAAGAGAATTGACGTTAATAATACCTACCTTAGAATCTGCTCCAAATAAAACAAGCGAAGTTTTGTTACTAGCACTCATAATATTTACACAGTCTTCAGTAGTAACTTGCCCAGTAGAACCCTTAGTATTAACTATGAAGTCTTCATGCTTGGTTAGTTTAGCCTTGTTGTCAGCACTAATAGTAATAATAAGATCCCCAGATTTAGCTAGTGTCGCCGCAAGAACCTTGTCGGTAGTGATACCTTTTGATCCATAAGTTAGTCTGCCGATACCAGGTATATCATTAATAGCTAGGTTAATAACCTTACCATCTGTACCTAAGACCATAATATATTCTTCATCATTAGCGAAATACATAGCAATAGGTCTATCTTCATCACGAATTTTGGTAACTTGGCTAGATTTCTTAATCTTAATCGCAGGAGTCTTCTTAATAATACCCTGCTCGGTTACAAACACCATATAATCTTTATCTTCGTAAGGAAGTAGTTGTACTATTGCGGCGTCAAATGAAACTTTTCCATCAATGATTTCTCGCCCAGTCGCAACATAACATTTACCCTTTACGTCTAGTGCCGCTATCATATCTTTTGTGTTACATTCAATAGCACAAACTGGAGTTTTACCAGCAATTTTCTTACGGCTCATACCGTTCAATTCGTCTTTTGAAACATAGGTAATAGTGTTGGCTTCATCAATAGTAATATAAACATGTTCGCCTTTTTCAATAATACTCATTTCACTGATTTTGGTGCGGCGACCATCTATATAATTTTTCTTTAAATCACGTAAGAACTTACTAATAATTTCTTCACGTTTCTTTTCTGACGCAATAATTAATTTAAATTCTGTAATTTTAGCAAGTAACTCTTTCTTTTCAGCTTGTAATTTATTAATTTCCAATGAGGTTAAACGTGCCAATCTCATATCAAGAATCGCCGCACTTTGAAGCTCACTTAATTTAAAAGCTTTAATTAAGTTTGATTTAGCTTCTGCTGTACTCTTACTTCCTTTGATAATTTTAACTACTTCATCAATATTTTCAACTGCAATAATTAAACCATCAACGATATGAAGACGATCTTCGGCTTTCTCAAGTTCCCATTTATATTTTCTTATTAAAATATTATGTTGATGTCTTAAATAGTGTGAAATTAAGCCGCGCATACCAAGTGTAATAAAACTTCCATCTGCCATCATTACAGTGTTATTAATTTTTATTGTCGTCTGTAAACCCGTTCTTTCAAATAGAGTTTGTAAAACCGCATTTGGGTTTGCATCTTTTTCTAAAATAATATGCAATTCAAAACCGTTTTTACCACTTGCGTTTTGTACATCATAAATTTTATCGTAATTTTCTTCAGTAACCATTTGTTGAATAGGACCGATAATACGGTTTTCAATATTTATTAAATATGGAGTTTCAGTAATAACTATTACTGGACGACCATTAACTTGTTCTATACGGTATTTACTACGGAGGGTTACTGTTCCCTTGCCAGATTCATATATCTCTGGTAGTTTAAATGAGTCTGTAATAATTCCACCGGTTGGGAAGTCAGGTCCTTGAATATGGTGCATTAGTTCTTCTGTGGTAATTTTAGGATTATTAATATAAGCGTTAATACCGTCAACTACTTCACCTAGATTATGCGGCACCAATGAAGATGATATCCCTACACCGATACCCATACCACCATTTAGAATAGCGTTAGGAATCATAGATGGAAGCACCACAGGCTCTAACAACTCACCATTATAGTTTTCAACCATATCAACAGTATTCTTCTGAATATCTTCTAACATCAACTGTCCAAGAGGACTTAACTTCATCTTGGTATAACGACTGGCTGCATAACTATCTGGGTCTAATATAGAACCATTATTACCATAGAAGTTGATTAGCGGGTATCTTAGTTTAAAGTCTTGACTAAGACGTACCGCCGCATCATAAACAGATGCATCACCATGCGGATGATAGTTACCCAGAATAGAGCCAACAATTTTTGCTGAACCAGTGTGTTGACCAGTAGCCCAAATCTTATCTTCTGCCATACCAAAAAGAATGCGGCGGTGGACAGGTTTTAAGCCATCTTCCACCGCCAAGGTTGAACGAGTATTTGCTTCTTTTGCAAACTCTAAAAATCCATCAAGAGCATTTTTGTTTAAATTATTTGTCACTAGAATACTCCTTCCCGCAATTATCACATCTATACCAATCGGTAATTGGGTTTACGCCGCCCATGATCAAATGCCCGTTCTCATCATAACGAGCTGGGCTATACACTAAGTTGTGTAAACTATACTTATATGTCTTGGCTAGACTTCCACAATGAGGACATGCTACCTTATTTGTGTAAGGACTTTCACTAAAATTACTCATAATTTCCTCCTGTTCTAATTAATATCTTTCTCAACTCTAAATTACTACCCATCATAGCATTGAATATTTTTAAGGTTTCATTTAAATCATCAGTGCTTAATTGCTCTAAACGACGAGTATTTTCATTAACCATAAACTGTTCAATTTCTTCTTTACTATGAGCACCAAGACCTTTGAATCGGTCTATATGCGCCGGCACGCCGTTCTTTTTAGTGTAAGCATTTAATTCTTCATCTGAATAAAAGAATAGACGCTCCTTACCTTTTGTGATACCGTACAGTGGTGTAACCGATCTATATACTAATCCTTTTGTAATAAGAGGACGAAGATGTTGTAGGAAGAA